CTTCGGGACATTCTGCAATCACTTCATCATGAACTGGGATTAGTATTCTGAACCCTAGTTCTTTTAGCCGCTCATTTTCATGAAGTTCAATCATAGCCAACTTCGTTAAATCGGCTGCACTCCCCTGGATACGAGCATTTACCACTTTCGTAGTATCTTTATCTCTAGTATGGTCTATAATCCAGATGCCCTCTTCATTTGCTTCTTCAAATACTCGCCTCTTCAATTTGAAAGGTGTTTGTTTTAACTTTCGCAAATAATAGTTTTGACGATTCATAGGAACATCAGTTTCAACATCCACATCATCAAAATTCAACGGGTCATCATCTGGTGGTGCACCATCTTTCCATTTGAACTCATAATCAGGTAACATCATAGATGGGAGTCTACGTTTTCTACCACATACAGTTGTCACGAATCCAACTTCTTGTGCCATCTGTATAGACTCATGCTCAAACTTCTTAATAGCTGGAAATCCTCTAAATACAGAATCTTTTATTTCTTGGGCTTTTTTGGTAGTCGTGTTTAACTGTTCTGCAATAGACTGAACACCTCTGCCATAAAGAACTCCTAAAAGTATTGTTTTTGCCTGACTTCTTCGTGCTTTACCATCTGGGTTTGTTGTGCCATCAGGTCTGAACTCTAAGCAATCTTCATATGGTTTACCAAATGCTTTACTGGCAATCTCACTATATAAATCTTTGCCTTCCATAAATGTGTTATACATCTGAGGGTCGCCGTCTTTTCTACATAGTGCTGCCAAGGCACGGGGTTCTTGCTGTGAGTAGTCACTGGACATCATTACATACCCTTCCGATGCCTTAAACATCTTTCGTATATCGTGATTGTGGCTCGGGATATTTTGCAAATTAGGGTCACTTGAACTCATACGTCCTGTGTCTGCACCTATCTGATTGAACTTACAGTGAATCCTATGGTCTTTTGGGTTTACACAATCAGGCAGTTTGTCTATATAAGTACTTACAAGCTTTTCTAATGTCCGATACTCTAAAATCTCTTTGCAAATAGGATTGTCAATCTTCGACAAAATATCTTCCCCAGTACCTCTGGGTTTCTTTTCATCTGGCGATTTCACACCTATAATATCATAGAGTAATATTGCTAACTGTACGGGCGAACTGATGTTGATTGGATCATCTAGTTTTGAGTTTGGAGTCTTTAGTCTGTATGCCTCAATTTCATTATCATACATACTGCATACTTTATAGAATGATTCTATTTTCTCATCCAGTAATTTATGATACTTTTCATGGAGTACTTGATTATATTCCATATCAAAATCTACGCCGATATTTTCCATATCTATAATTACAGGTAGACATGGCATTTCGATATTATGAAATACCCAAGCTACATCTTGCAGACCTCTATCAACACATTGTTCACAATCTGTTGATAAGTAAGGTTTTTGATATTCATAATACTCATAAGTAATAATGGCATCATGAGCGGCATAGATATATCCTACTGAAATAGGCACTAAATCGAATGATACCCCTTTGAATAAGTCATCAAAGCGGAAAGCATCTCCTTCTCCGTTTAACACATACTTCTGATGTAGCTGTTTTAGATTCTTATGCTCCTCGTTTTCGTTTAGAAGTCGTGAGGCTAAAGATGTGTCCCATGTGCAATCCAATCTTACATTGATACCACTCATTAAAAATCGTGTATCAAATGCGGCATTAAACATAATAATGTCAATTTCAGCATCTGCCAATATCTGAAATTCTCTAGTTAAATCTGCAACTGGAATCTGACCATCTACTTCAATACCAGTTATGTATGACTTATGATGAACTGGAATATATGCCGCCTTCATGTTTGTGGTATAAATAGAAATACCAACTAAAGTATCCCTCAAGGGATCTAATCCAGTTGTTTCTGTATCAATACTTATTATCCCATTTTGTATACAAACGGCTAAATAATTGTGTAGGATCGCTGCATCTTGAATGACAATATACTCATCTTTCAAATGTCCCAAATTCTTTTCAACCATTGCCTTGATTGTCTGAATTTGAGACACTAGTCCCCCACCACCTCTTACAGTAGTGGAGGACTTTGCAGCCTTCTTGTTTGCTTTTTTTGCTATTGCGGAATCAGATGCTCGCCCTGCTCTTTGAGGGACCTCGAATAACCCCGGCATTAGAAATTATCTCCTCTGCGAGAACCTCTGCCACTCTGTGACGCCGGTGTTCTTCTTGTAACCTGTGACTCCGATGACCGTTCAGAGCGATTTCTGTTAGGTGCCCCATCATTGTTCGGAAAATATCCATTATCCAGAAAATAATTCATATCATCAGCGGTCTTATCTAAGATAACTCCACCCAAAATATCAGGTAACTCTGGCAAGTCCTCTAAGCGAGTATCATCGTGGTCGACCTCATAGATTTCATATTGTGTAGACGTATCTCCTGCTTTACCGTGACGTTCGATATCAAATGTATGGGCTACAAGTGGAGTATCAGCGGACGCGTATCTTGCACAAATACTGGACATCTTAGCAAGAAACTTTTTTCCTCTCTCCCATACCTGAACCTTGTCTGCATCAACATTATAGAGTGGTATATACAGTTTTGCTAACTGTGATTTACCAGATGCACAGAAAGGACATACATCCTTTGGATCATTGTACTCACGGATACAGTTGACATATTTTCTCTTGTCATCAACCTGTACCTCATGAACTGCATAGCCCTCAACATCCTCCATCTTATTGTACATAAATCGAACTCTGGCTACATCCCCGTCATTCTGTAAACGAAAGAATGAACTGCCTCCGTTGTTACCATAGTTATCTGCCTGGTCTGCTGAAAATCTCATTGTCTATTCCTCACTTTCTGTGTCTTTGTCGTTATTACTGTCTACATAGATTGCACATCCTCTAAGAACATCTTCCAATACAGAGGATAATCTTGTACGTTCATATACCCGGACAGTATTGTTAATCCATCCGTCTCTAACAACTGTTGGCACATCCTGATTCTCGTCTTTCCACGGAATAAGTTCATACAGATATGGCTTCATGTGTAAATTGAAATTTGTGGCATTGTAATGGAACCACAATTCAAACAACACTTTTCCCTTATCTTTAATACCAACTCTGCCTGTATGATTGTTCTTAGAAATTACAAGTTCATGTTTGATACCATCAACCATAACTGTAACATTCTGAACAAACTCGTCAAAGTCTGCCAATGTGAACATCTTCTGTACAGACCGTTTCGCCTGATGCTTTGCCACATCATTATCAACATTTGTAGGCAGTCCATCGTCTGCATGAACGATTACTTCCGGCTTGTCGTTTTCAACAGGTTCTTCGACGGACTTGCTTTTTCTCCAGTTGCTCTTGAATGTTGAATTGGAAATATTGAACGTACTTCCATCATCAGCCTGCATACACAAAGTTCTGTACTTCTCGTCCCGAGAAATCAATACTCCAGTTCTGCCTGACTTTCGCTCTTCATACTTCTGACCAATCAATCCTACTTCATTACTCATTTGATGTTTCCTCCTTTTTTACTTTTTGAATGTTTGTTTGTCGTGTTCTTATGAACAAATATACTATAACACATTTAGTAGTATAAAACAATAGGAGAATGAAATTTATTCTCCTAAAAATAATAATACTAATAATCTTAGTAGCAACATGTTAGAACACCTCCTTACTGAATAATCACCTGCATGTCCACAGGATATTTAGTATACCACTTACCATCTTTCTCATAAACAAGCTTCTGTTTAACCGCCTCATCAAAAATAGCTTTGTGCATATAACAACAATACTGCTCCGACTCATAACGACTTATAAAAATATCATTAACAAACGATTCATAATCCATGTTAAAACACTTCCTCTAATTGGTTAAAATACTCTGGAGTCATGTCATTTATATCCTTAGCAACATGTACATCCCAAATATATTCGGTAACAAGTTTATTCTTTACATTAGTCCTAATTCGTTTTCGAGCTTTCAATCCAGCTTCATCCATATCAGTTGCTAAAATCAGCTTTCGACATGGCAAATCTCTTAACTGTTGAAACTGTAATTCTGTACCCAATCCGTTAAGGGCGACTGCAACTTTATCCGCGGGAAATGACCATACTGCAAGAGCGTCTAACATTGACTCACATAC